GTTGTGAATCACTAAAAGAACCGTGAGAGACCTCAATGAGGGCTTACACGGCCGGCCCGGCTTTGCGGGTCGTGGGAGGTTGTCGCCCACTAAGGAGCGACTGGGTGACTGGCAGAGCAGAAAGCGGCGTCGGCGCCGGCTTCGGCTTATGCTTCTTGGGAGGAGTGATTGGCGCAAGGCCACCGTTCTGCTCTAGACGAGCAATACGGATATCACGTCGACGCATCTGCCCTTGAAGGGAAGCGGCAAAGAGAGGGTTCTCAAGACCGAAAGCGTCGAAAGGCAGGTTCTGCGCAGACATTCGAGTCATGCGGAAGATCATGTCAGTGAAAGTGTCCGCCGAAGCAAAAAGCACGATGGAGGTGAGATTCGCCGGGACGCCAGTAGGCACGTAGAGATACTGCGTGCTGCTTGCGCTCGTGGCACTAATGGTGTTCGTCACCCAACCGGTGTAGATGAGCTCAACGCCATAGGCAAGCCCATCGGCAGTGACCTCAACCGCGAGCGGTTCAGAAGCGTTGGAAACGCCCATGAAAGTCGAGATCGAGTAGATTCCCGGGGGGAGGTTCCGGAAGCCGTTGGCGGCAATGGTGCCAGTGGCGCCACCCATGTTGGCCACTGCATCCCAAGCGAACGAAGCACCGCCGAGATTCTGGTAAAGGAAATCGAGGGCGGTTTGCAAAGGGTCCGCAAGGAAGAGTGGCTGGTAGGTGTCACCACCAGGTGACCAACCAGCGGTGTTTTCGGCGTTGACTCCAGCATCGGAGAGTTTGTCCTCAAGGGTGGGGACAGAGTACTCAACGTCAGCCAAAAGGTAATAGTTCGCGAAAGCACCGGCCGGGATGTCAGCAGCAGCGATCACGTTGAAGCGACCGTCAACTGTAAGACGCAAGTCCGAACCATTCGGCTCAATGAAGAGCGGAGGATCTCCAGGAATGGTGAGATGGTGACAAGCAGCAGACTCCCAAACTGCTTCGGTGTCCGCGCCAGGCTGCGAGGCCGTGGCGTTGAGACGTTCCTCAACAGAAAGAGAGGCGATGTCGAAAAGCGGATCTGGAAAGAACGCCATCGACTGAGCACCAGCGGTAGAAGCGGCAGTCAAAGTCTCGGAGACCAAGACACAGGAATGAACCTTGTACTTGGTGTAAATGTCGGCATAGTCCGCAAACTTGGTGCCGGCAAACACTGGATCGAGGGGATTCAGGTAATACTGAAAGATGACGTCGCCCTTGGAGTAACCAAGGCCGCTGTCGGACCCAATGAGGTCCATGGTGACGACACGAAGGCCGCAAACACCATTCTTGTCGTGCTTGGCCCTTAGGGACTTGAGGCCAGCATGGTTGCCCAGGCTGGACGAAGACGTAAAAGGGACCGAAGACACCCCAGCTGCCGACTGAACACTCGCAGGAGCGGATGCCAGCGCCCCACGAGTAGGTGGGTGGTTGGCAAGTAGAAATGGAAGCAAAGCCGGAGCCAACGAGGCCGCGACTTGACCAGCGCCCTTGAGCGTTGTCTTCCACCAAGGATCCTTCTTCTTGTTCTTGAGGACCTTGGATTTCTTGAACTTGCCAGCCTCAGCGGCCAGGACTGATGCCACCGCCATGTTGACGGAGGCATTCGATTTGTTCGACTTGATGACCGACCGCTGTACCTTAGGCGCGGCGGAGGCGGTTTGCTTCTTTGAAGACATTGGGAGCTGTCACACAGACGGCTATAAGCGGCTAGTACTCATGGGCCCACCGCTCAAGCAATCCAACTTGATCGCTAGCAAGCCGCTCGTCAACACACTCTACACCTGTGTAAAGGCGATAAATGCTTTGGTTGGACAAGCGACTATTCAAGTTAACAGCACCGCCGAAGCGGCGTTTCAAATAATCAAGGAAGGAGTTGACAAAATCTCGATGCGGTTTCGAAGGCCAGACAACGAGTAAAATGCCACACGCTTTCTCCCAAACGAGAGCGGGAGTTGTTTTCTCAGAATATTGAAGACGGCACATCATTTTATCCAAACGAGGGATGCGAAGATAGTGACCGTTGAGAATAACAGAGCGGGATGCGCCACAGAAAGAAACTTCTTCTGGGCGGTGAACAACTGAGACTTCGTGAGCCCTGAAGTTCAGTGTTGCGAAATAGGCCGTCTGGGTTCGCACGTCAATGGATGCGTGCGCGCAGGAACAGGCCCAATCGTCTCCAATGTTGATTGACGCAAAATTGCAAAGCGCCTCGTCAACGAATTCAGTCACGGTGTGGCTGGGCAGGAGAATGCCAGACGAGATGCATTGGCGTCGATACCAAGCAAGGAGGAGAGAGACCACGCAAAGAGTATTTACAATGATAGTTAGGAACCAGCCAGTTGGGTTGGATCCACACTTCTGATACACGACCCCATCAGAGGTTATGATCAGAGAATGTTGCGCGAGATCGAAAATACGATCAATCGCCACGTGTTGCGAAGAGTCAGATCGCGCTTTGAAAAAGTTGCGGTAGTGCTGGAAAGTGAGCTCTTGTTGAGAGACATCACAACCTTGCACATCACCACATCCTATTCCATTGCGAGCGAACTGAGAGCACCTCTTCAGCATACGATCCCAACCTCCGTAGTACATCGTTTTACCGACCTGTGAATAAGAGTCAGTATCTGCATAAAACGCTTCAGCGAAGCGGCCAAAAATGGCTATGCAGGACAAGTGTAGGTACAGAGGCGCGTTGAGGATATGACGTGTGGCGCGAGCAGCAATCTTTTCGGGCTTGAGCAGCTCTCTCTTGAGGCCGAGTGTGAAGTAGACATCGTCAACTTTTTCACCCGACACTAATTTTTGGTGCCAGTCCCACCACAACTCAAACTCTTCAGGAGTGAGTGCCTCACCTTTGGAGGCGCAAGTGTAAGGGAAGCCAGCGGAGCCAGATGGGGATTCGGAAGCTCGGAAGTATTCAAGTACTTCTTCTTTGGACATGGGGAGGACATCGTAATTGGTTATGGCAGCAAGTGCCGACCAAGCCATTGACCAATCGGCGGCAGATTGCTCGTCGACGGGTTGTTGTGCGATGTCATAGACGTGAAGCACGGACCTCTCGATAGTTTTGGAGATCTCGGCCGGGCAAAATTGCACCGACACGTCAGGGCCCCCCCCAGCAACCACAGTGAATTGTTTAAACGCGTCATCCTCAGAACACCAGTCAGGGCGTACTGGGACTTGGCGCTCGAACTTTCCAACGAGCTTTAGGTGATT